TGGAAAACCTTAGGTACCACGATCCTGAGCTAGTTATCATTGAAGCGAAAGCAACGGGGATGCCTTTGATACACGAGCTTCGACGAGCTGGTATCCACGCGACGGCTTATTCCCCGAACCGCGGTCAGGACAAACATGTCCGTGTGAATACAGTCGCTCCTATATTTGAAGCGGGCCACGTTTGGCGGTCCGATGACGATTGGGCAATTGAAATGATGGAAGAGTGCGCGTCCTTTCCATTTGGAGAACATGATGACATGGTTGACGCCATGACACTAGCTTTGTTAAGATATCGCCAAGGAAACTTGGTTGAATTAGCAGATGATGATGACATCAATGATTACGTACCAAGGAGTAAAAGAAAATATGAATACTACAATGGTTAAAAAAATAAATCCTGAGGATCGAAGACTCAAACAAAAGTTAACACCGAAGCAAATGTTATTCGTCACGAACTACGTCCAACAAACGTTAACCGGGAAAATTTCCGCAAGCGAGGCGGCCCGCAAGGCAGGGTACTCCGAAAACCGTGCCCGGCAAACGGCTTATGAATTATTAAACCCGAAACTCAATCCTTATATTGTGGAAGCGATTAATGAGATGAAACAAGATTTGTATGAGACATCGGGTGTCTCCATGGCTTCTCATTTAACCGCGCTCAAAGAAATGCGGGACGAGGCCCGCGGTGACAAACATTACTCAGCAGCCATCAACGCAGAAGTGGCCCGTGGTCGTGTGGCAGGATTCTATGATCTGAAAAATAAATCGGAAGAAACCATGGATCAGATGTCCAAAGACGAGCTCATTGAATTGTTGGAAAAATATGATTCCCAAGGTATAACTCATGATAGAGGTCTAATCGTGGATGATGACAAGAGGTCATTGACCAGTGAACCGCGGACCGTGGAAGGTGATTAAATGGCAATACCACTAGTATATCCTCTTGGGGCAGGAATCGCAGGTTTAGTAGGAGCCGCTGGAACTCAGCAAGCTTTACAAAATCAGGATTTGAATTTATCAAATGAAGAGTTAGATCTTTTAAAATTTTTATCTGCTCCCAATGCTGTTACTGCTTTTGATTTTTTAAAAAAGAAAGATCAAGATTTAACGACGACTACATCTCAAAAGAAAAAAGAGGAAGAGCCTACCCCTGAGCCACCTAAAGGCCCATTAGAAGAATTAAATGATGCTTTGAATTTGTACTCAGCATCCAAACAAGCAAAAAAAGAATTTGAAGAGATTGAAGAAAAAATAATAGTCGACCCAAAAGAATACACACCTAAGATGAAAATGGACAAACCATTTGAATATGTAGAAGTGGTTAACCCTGTAAAAATTTTTGGTAATCAAGATGTTCGACAAATCGATTATAAAAATAAAAAAGCAGAACCCATTAATTATCAGTTTAGTGAAGATAAATTAGAAGAAATTAAAAACACTACTTTACAAGATTATCAGAACAGAACAGGTGTCAATGTTCAAGCGATGGTAGAGAGATTCGGATTAAAAATGCCTAATATTGATACTTTAAATAATTCTTTGAAGAGAGATGAAGCTGCTCGTTATTGGTATGAATTAAGCTCTCAATATTTTGGAGATTTTCTACAAGATTTAAGTGACGACGATAAGTCAAAATTTTTAGATGTTCTATCTATTACCTCTGGTGGTGTTACACCTAAAGAAAATTTTAAAATAGCGTTAGGAGTTTTTTCTGATTTAAAAGCGGGAAGACCTATTCGTATGGGTTTTAGACAAATACAATCTTTAGATAAATTATTAAAAGATCCTACTTCTTCAATTTATTCTCCCAAGTTTAAAAACTTCACAGATAGTTTTGGATATTTTATAGGAACCACTGATCGACAACCGAATACAGTGAACGATTTACAAATGGCTGATATTTTTGGAATCAAACCAACAGCTTTGGCAGGTAATCCTGATTTGTATGGTTTAATGACCATGGCCTTAAATAATTTAACAGCAGAAGTAAATGCTAATCTACCAGAAGGTCAAGAGCCTTTACAACCTTATCAATTGCAAGCAATTCTGTGGACCGAGAACCGCGGCGGGCGATCAACGAATTATGCGGAAGTGGCTCCTGATGTAATCGAAGAAATGAGAGAGTTAGGATATGAATTTAAAGACGGTAAATTAAGTTTAGAAGAAATAACTAATCCTGACTTTGTAAGAGATATTCAAAAAACAGTTAGACCTTTTGAAGAATCTGTAAAGATGACGGTTGAGTCCGGAAGCTTTTTAACAGAGGCGGGAAAAAAGATTCAACAGTTAGTTGAAAATTTTTCTGACGACAATGTTTTAATGGAACAGATATCAAAAATTAATAAAGCAGCAAATAATCAGTTAATCACAAGAAAAGATAAACAGCCCTCTGTTATTGAAAAATTATTTTCTGTTCTCACAGGAAGTAATGTCGGTGTCAGTAGAATGCAAAAAGGATTCGGAACATTTGAAGGTCAGGTAGGAGATAATGTAATTATCCCATCCACCTACACAAACAATAAAGGAGAAATTGTTCAATTAAGTCCCGATGAAAGACAACAAGCTTTAGCTATTTTAGGAAAACATTTAAATCAAAAAGCGGTGGCTTCTAGTAATTTCACAGATATTGAACCTGGTGAAGAGGTAGAAGAAGGTAAAAATATCACAAATTCTTTTTATGTTCCTGAAACAAAATACTCCTCCAGTCAATTACAAAAAGTGCATCAATTATCAGGATATGATTTTAATGTAGTTCCAGTTCCTGGTGGATTTGTTTTAGATACAATTACATTTGGCGGAGAAAAACCCGATACAGAAAAAGTTGGAAACGCTATTTTAGAGGTCTTTGGAAAGGACAGGATTGTTGAAGTGGTTGACTCAAAGTGGTTTGGAGACTATATTGAAGAAGAATTATATGAGGAGCTAGAAAATGCCGCTAAAAAGAGTATCACCGCAAGAATGGAGGAAGAGGGGGATCCCCTCGAATCGTTCAGCAATATCGTTTCCCTTATCGAAGAAATCTCAAGAGCAAGGGATGAAGGATACAAAAACATCCTCGACTCAACCAAAGTCATAAACCTTTTAAAGAAAAACAATATTCAATTAAAAAATAAAGGTGGAACTATATCTTTGCCTGAAATACCATCGCTTGTAAATGGTGGATTAGTTGATATAAATTATTTAACGAGACCTTTAAACAATGGTAGATAATATAGACAAAGCTTTAGACCTAGGCGGTAAACCCGAACTTGAAATTTTAAAAAAAGAAACGGAAGTCGTGGTCGACGGACAACGAATCCCGGCTCCTGAAGGATTAGAGATTGAAATGGATGAAGAGGGGGGTGCAATACTCGACTTTGATCCAAGAAAAGCTTTACCTGAAATTGAATTCTATTCTAACTTAGCAGAAGTTATTGATGAAAGAGATTTAGCACAATTAGCTGATGACTTAATGTCAGATTTTGAAAGCGATAAATCTTCAAGGAAAGAATGGGAAGACTCTTATATCAAAGGACTAGGTTTACTTGGTATCAAGTATGAAGAGAGAACTAACCCGTTCCGCGGAGCGAGTTCTGCGACTCATCCTTTACTAGCCGAAAGCGCTACACAGTTTCAAGCAACTGCCTTTAAAGAATTATTACCAGCGGGTGGTCCTGTGCGAACAGTAATCATGGGAGATGAAACTCCAGAGAAGTACGCTAAAGCAGGACGTGTTCAAGAGTTTATGAATTTTCAGATAATGAATAAGATGGAGGACTTTACTCCTGAATATGATCAAATGTTATTTTACTTACCTTTAGCAGGTTCGACTTTTAAAAAAGTTTATTATGATGAATTAATGGAACGACCTGTTTCGAAGTTTATTCCAGCAGAAGATCTTGTCGTCAATTATCTATCAACTGATTTAGATAACTGTGAGCGTATCTGTCATGTCATCAACATGAGCTATAATGATTTTAGAAAGAAACAAGTTTCAGGATTTTACAAAGATGTTGATATCCTACCTCAAGAAGCAGAAGAGAATGAAGTGCAAAAAAGATACAATGAATTACAGGGAACAAAACCTGGGTACAATGATAAAGTCGTTAAACTCTATGAGTTTCATACTTCCATCGATCTAAAAGATTTTGAAGACAAAGATGAGTCTGGTGAAATGACAGGAATTAAAATTCCTTACATCGTGACCGTTGAAGAGGGATCAAGTCAAGTCGTGGGTATTCGAAGAAACTTTGAAAAAGACGATCCGAAAAAAATGAAGAAACAATATTTTGTTCAATATAAGTTTTTGCCTGGCTTAGGTTTTTATGGCTTTGGTTTAATTCACTTGATTGGTGGATTGTCTAGAACAGCTACTGATATTTTAAGACAGTTATTAGACGCAGGAACTTTATCGAACTTACCCGCAGGATTTAAGTCTCGTGGTATTCGTATGAGAGATGATGCTGATCCTTTACAACCTGGAGAGTTTAGAGATATCGATGCACCGAATGGTGATCTTCGAAATTCTTTTATACCTCTTCCTTATAAAGAACCGTCACAAACTCTTTACAGTCTTTTAGGTTTTGTCGTTCAAGCCGGTCAGCGTTTCGCTAGCATTGCAGATATGCAAGTGGGCGATGCAAATCAACAAGCCCCTGTCGGAACAACGATTGCTTTATTGGAACGAGGATCTCGCATTATGTCAGCGATTCATAAGCGTTGTTATTATTCTCAGAAAAAAGAATTTAAATTACTTTACAAAGTATTTGCTGATTATTTACCAGAGACGTATCCTTATGCTGTGGAAGGGGCTGATCGCACGATTAAAGCAGAAGATTTTGATGGTAGCTTAGACGTGTTACCTGTTTCTGATCCTAACATATTCTCTACTGCACAAAGAGTAACTCTAGCTCAAACAGAACTGCAGCTAGCTCAAAGTGCTCCTGATTTACATAACATGAAAGAAGCA